GCACCTGGGCGGTAGTTGGACGAATCGTCAGCGTGCCCCGATGGAACGGGGAAAGTCAAGCCCGAGTCCCGTCTCTCGAGTGGGACGGAAGCGGGACGGAAGGACGACTAGGGACAGTGGGTCGGAGCCCCACGCGGGACGGGTGAGTTCCTCGGCGTGCCCGGGGTACCTTATGCGTTCTTCGCCTTCGGTCTAGCCATAGCCTGCATGGCATCGCGCACGGTTGGGAAGCCGGCGGCCTGCGCCATTTTCTCCGCCTTGCCCGGGTCTTTGCCGACGAGCCTTGCCGCCTCGGTTGCGTTGCGCGAGGTGAACGGGTTCCCGTTCTGGTTGCCGCCACCGGTTCCACCTGTGGCGCCGCCGCCTGCGGATAGTGCCCACCAATGGGGTCGAGATTCCTTGCTGTCGCTCAGCCAGGATTCCGCGTCGAGCCCCGGGGTGAGTCCGTCGATGTCGGCCCTGGTGACGACCTTCCCGTCCTCGGTGACCTCAAACTTGCCCCTGTGCATCAGCACGTCGGCGATCGCGGACCCCTGCACCTTAACGCTGCTTGCCGCCGTGGTTAGGGCCTTGTCGATTTTCGAGTTGATCATCGCGGCCGAGAGTTCAGTGCTCTTCTCCAGCGCGCTGTCGCGCTCCCCGGCAACCTCCTCGAGCTTACGCTTGAGCGGGTTCACCTCGCGGGCAACCGCTGCGTCAATGCGCTTCTGAATTGCATCCTCGTCATTGCCTGACTCGACTCTTGTTTTGAGTTCAGCGTTCTCATCCTCGAGCTTGAGTAGGTCGTCGGGGTCCCGGTCGCCGAGCTTTTTCCACTTGGCTGACTCCTTCTCAGCCGCTTTTCGAGCATCGCGCTCTTTCTTGAGCGTACCTTCGAGGGCCTCCACGTTCTTGATGCCCTCAACGCCGGTCAGAATCCATTTTCCGTCTTTTTCCTCGTATAGGTCGGCGTATCCGTCTGGGATGTCTGTCTTCTCTTTGTAGCTGGCCTTGATCTTCATTTTCATCTCCGGTTAAAAGTCATCCGGGTTAAGTCCGGACTTTTCAAATGCCTCGGGTCTCGCCTTCGACAACTCGTCGAGAGTGAGCGTTTTCCCCCTCGGACTTGTGAATTCCTCGATTTTCAGATCGCCGTCCTTGAATAGCTTCGCCTTCGTTTTGCCGAGCACGTCCTCTTGCACCTCCCGGGGCTGACGCTTGAGCCATTCCGGGTAGGTTTCCTGTGGTGCCTGCGCCTCCCCCGCCAGGACCGGGACCATCGTGCAGCGACAGCTCCCGTGGACTGGCCCAACCTCGGTGATCTCCCTCGACCCCGGCGGCAGCGGTGCGTTGCCGGTCTTCACGATGCCCCCGTCGAGGCCGGCGCACTGAGCACAGGTTCTTCGGTCGAGTATTGCAACGCGCTGAAGTCCGACCACAATATCTCGGTTCTGCGATGCCCATTCCGCGTGCGCCATGTTCGCGGAGTGGTTGACGGCCGTGCGAACCGCCACCTCTGCGCCACGCCTTGAAATTGTCATGACGCCGTCCTTGAAGTTGTTCGCCTTGGTACCCGCGATTCGACGAACCATAGTCTCGACGGTGTCCTGGTTTCGTATCCCGAGGCGCAGCGCCCCCATCAATCGGTCCTGATCGTCGGCCGCCAGCTTTCCGAACCACTGGCTTAGGTTTCGCGCCTGGTTCGCGGCCGGCGAAAACGGCTCGCTTGTCACTAGTTGCCTTAGCTTAATGGCTCGAACGCCTGTCGTTTTCTTCGTTATGAACCTGTCGGCGATACGCTGAATCGTATCACCTTCAATGCGCGCGAACGCAACCAGCGCGGACCGCGTTGCTTGGTGGGTCTTGACCCACAGCGCCTTGCGGCTGTTCTTGATTGCGTTCACGAGTTGCACCGTTCGCCGTGCGGTCTGAGACCCCGGGGTGAGGTGCGGCAAACGGGCGCGAAGCATGGCGATTATCTCGGCGTCGTTTTCGCCCACAACGCGCAGAGTCCTCGCCGCCTCAAGGTTCGCGGCGCGCTCGACGGCGATGCGATGTCTGACGATCGCATCGAGGATCTTGCTGTTTGTGGCCACCTAGTCGGCACCCATGAGCCACCCGAACATCGCATCCGCGACGAGCTCCCGCAGATCTTCCGCCTCAAACCGCACTGGCTCGATTGGCGCCGCCGGGTACTTCACCCGCAACTCACCCCCACCCCAAATCCTTGCCCGCCATTCGTCATCGTTCCGCACAACCTCGACGCCGTTCGCGCGACACTCCCCGCAATAGAACTTGCGAGGCGCCCTGTCGATGAAACCTCGGCCGCAACGAATGCAAGGAAGAAAGTCGTACATGCCGCTACTCGGTGGGCGATTGCGTCGGGTCGATGTTGATGCCGGCGTCCCCGCCTGGCCTGTCCATCTCCTCGCGAACAAGCTCCTCGATCTCTTCCTCGAAGGCCATCTCGGTGAATCCGTTATTCCTCGCCCACCCGTGGATCGTTCTGTCAGACAGCGGCGCCCCCTTGATCTTTGCGTCCATCAACTCCCGGAGCGCCTGCGTGTTCGCCTTCACGTCGCCAAAGTCCAGGTTTGGTTTGATCACGATCTTCGCCAGCTCGGACGCCGGAAGCCCCATCCACTCACCCGCAGATGTCATGATGTCGGTCAGCGCCTGAGCTGCGGTGTTCTGGAGCGAATACAGCGTTGCCATTCGTGCGGCAACGCGGATCCGTAGCGCCTCCCCGCTCTCTGCCTCCCGACCGGAAGAGTCGAGCATCTGCAACACGAAGCCCTCCGCCTCCTGCTTGTCTTCCTTCTTTGACTCCCTCATTTCGCTTAGCCCGGCAGACTCTGGGCCGATGTATTTCGCGTCACCGCCGATCGGGACGTCGACGACTGCGCCAGCGCCAACGGGGAGATTTTGCTGTTCCTCGGTGGCCCCCGTTCGGACCAGGGTGTCCTGGGCCGAGGCGTAGAGCGCATGCCGGTGGTCGGCGTCTCCGCGGTAGATGGCAAGTGACAGGTCCGCCAGCCCAAGGAGCGGTGGAAGGTCCGTTGCGGGCACGAGGTCGTTGGTATTGATGAATGCGAAAGGAATATGGTCCAGCGATACGCCACCGATCTGTGGTGCGATGAACTGCGCGCCCGATAGCTGCCCGCCCTCCGTGACGTTCACCACTGCGGCTACATACTCGCCGCCGGCGGCCTGAGACTGGTCCACCATGCCGATTGTCGCCGCAACATCCGCCCGGGCGACGATCCGGTATCGACGCACGAACTCGAATTGCAGGTTCTGCTTTCGCTCTAGCCCGCTTTCGTCGAGGACTACAAGCTCCAGTTCCTCGCGTCCCTGCGTCCGCTGCCCCTTGTCCCAGTTCACGATCGAGACCGCGTTATACGGGACGATGAACGGGAGGGCCTCGTCCACCTTCAGCCCGCTGCCAACCTCGAGGAGTAGGCCGTGACGTCCGTAGATGAGCTGCGCCGCGGTGATCCGCATCCACAGCGTTTCGAGGCTTTCGCCAGCAATCGTTGCGCTTTTGTGCATCGGCTCGAGCGCGTCCGGTAGTTCGATGACCGGCGCGCTCGCATGGACGATGCCGACAAGGCCGCAGACGGCTCGATAGCAGTAGTCTGGAAATCGCGCCCGCATCCTGTATGCATCATAGGCTGCGGCGCCTGGCGTGTTCGCGTTAGGGAAGCCGGCGCGCCGCATTCCCGCGGTCGGGTTTAGGTACGTTTCGCCCTGGTCCTTCACCCTGCGCTGCCCGCCGTAGCAGTGCGCCATCTTAACCCAGTCCTCGAGGCGGTCGCAGTAGTCGGGATTCAGCCAGTTGGCCGCGCCGGTTTGGTCGGTGCTCGTCGTCACTGCGGGACTATACACACTTGGGCCCACTAGTAAATCAGGTGGGTCTGTGGCTTCTCCATCACGCGCGGACGCCTGCACCGGTATCGCGTCTCGTCTGCGATGTGGTCCTCGGCGTCGGTGTCTACGTCGTCCGGGTCTTTCTCATCCCGAGGCAGTGACGGCATCGTCCTAAGCCAATGGCGGCAAACTTCGGATATGAATAGCCCTGGCTTCTCGCGGAACCCGCGCTCCCCCGGGATTGCCTCCTGCAGCATTTGTCTAATCACTGCCCATCCCGCCTTTCGCGAACCGGCCCGCTTGTCGGCCTTTTCCCACGAAACGCCCTCCGCTGCCATGTCGCCGGCAATGCTTGCCCCAGGATCTCGTGGGTCTACGTTGTAAATCGAACCGTCCGCCGGACCTCCGCGCACACGGCCGAATACCTCCCACGCCTTCTCCCGCTCGGCGATCCCCCTTGCCACGTTCCGAGGCGTCATCTTGAGCCCCTCGTTTGGCTTTCCGTTCCATCCATACCACTCCTGGATTCTGATCAGGTCGCCGCGAACCTCTCCTATCTTCCTCCCCCCCCACTCTATCGGCTCACCCGAGCTCTGTGCCCACCAGCCCACGCTGAATGGACGGCTTTGCCCCCAGTCGAACGACCGATCGAGTCGCCATGTCTTCGGAATCTCTCTCGGTGGTACCGGCGGAACGATCTGAAACTCAGGAGTCCACAGATCATCGAACATCCCGCCGTCGACGATGTTCCAGTCGCCGTCACGCCATGCCCTTCGCTGCGACTCCGACGACGCAGCTGCCACGATACGATCGACGTAGTCCGGGTCGGCGCCCAGCAGGATTCTGTTCTCCTCTAGCCTCCCTCGCACCGATACCCGCTGTGGTTCGCCGTCCGTCTCGATGACCGGCCCAACTACGTGACCGGGGGCCAGGGGTAGCTGATATCTCGCCTTCACCCAGTTGTGCCCAACACCGCTTGGGTTCGTGGTTGCCCGCACCATGCGGGGCACCTCCTTGCTCGACGAGCGAACGCACGAGAACATCCTCCGAAAACACTCGTCGCTCGGCCATGCCGTGA